CAAAATCGATCAAGTATTATACAGTTGTTGTGGATGCAGTAGTTTCAGTCTTAAGAGATTTAGAGTGTGTTAGCAGTTTCTTATTAGATATGTGCAAAGTAGATGTGTCCACCCAATAGCAATTACAGATAGAAGCAGTATTCAAAGGTGAAAACTTATTTGTCGCTGCGCCAAAAACCGGGGATATCTCTGATATGCAGTTTTACTATGACATGTGTTTGCCTGGAAATAGCACCGTTCTTAACCAGTTCGATGCTGTAACTATGCAATTGCGTGATAATAGGCTGAATGTTAGGGATTGTGTACTGGACATGTCTAAGTCTGTACCGCTGCCGCGCGAGTGTGTTAAAACTCTCACGCCGGTGGTTAGAACAGCTGCAGAAATGCCTCGAAAACCTGGGTTACTGGAAAACTTAGTGGCAATGATCAAAAGGAATTTCAATTCCCCTGAGCTGAGCGGAATAGTTGACATTGAGGATACTGCTTCATTTGTAGTAGATAAGTTTTTTGATGCATATATACTTAAAGAAAAGAAAAAACCAAAAGATTTACCTCTGCTTTCTAGGGCTAGTTTAGAAAGGTGGATTGGGAAACAGGAAAAGGTTACTATCGGTCAGCTGGCCGATTTTGACTTCATTGATCTCCCCGCAATTGATCAGTACAGACACATGATCAAACAGCAGCCTAAACAACGTCTGGATCTGTCGATTCAAACGGAGTATCCTGCGCTGCAAACTATCGTATATCATAGCAAAAAGATCAATGCGTTGTTTGGACCTGTGTTCTCTGAGCTAACAAGGCAACTGCTCGATTCGATTGACGGTTCAAGATTTATGTTCTATACTAGGAAAACACCGAGCCAGATTGAAGAGTTCTTCTCAGATCTCGATTCACAAGTTCCAATGGATATTCTGGAGCTCGATATTTCCAAGTATGATAAATCTCAGAACGAATTTCACTGTGCAGTTGAGTATGAGATATGGAGAAGGTTAGGACTTGATGATTTCTTAGCCGAGGTGTGGAAACATGGTCACCGGAAGACAACTTTGAAGGACTACACCGCTGGGATCAAGGCTTGCTTGTGGTATCAAAGGAAAAGCGGAGATGTAACAACCTTCATCGGTAATA